TTTGTGACCGCCGATTCGAGAGAACAAGCCTATTGTAAATATTGGCTTGATCTAGCTCTCTTTCAGTGTGTTTCATCCTCCTCTAACCCTCCGGTTCGAGAAGAGTGGAACACATGTCCTTTGTTTTCGGGTTGGTTGAAAACACATTTGAAACGATCGATCCTTCAAAAGGATCTATCTTTCATTTACTCTCTTCAGAAAGGATGTAAACAGGCTTGGCCTGCTTTATCTGATCTTAAGAAAGCAAAAGCATTGGATTTACATAAGGCTCGTCTTTCTGAGACAAAACCTCATTGTGACCTTGATCTTTCTTTTAAGATCATGGAAACCAGTGCAATGTTATTTTCTTCCTCGACATATAAATTTGGTTATCGTCGTCCTATCTGTGAAGATTGGACACAATACCAAAAATTTATGCCTTCTGGATCGGCCTGCCGACAAGTTTCTCTCCGTCATGGAGGGGCACTCGGCTTATTTGGCAAATTCCAGTTCCCGTCAGTAAAGACTCCACTAGGAAGTCTTGGTATGTTGAATGCTAAGATTGACTGTTGGCGTAAGGAGAACTATTTGAAAGCAGTTGATTCTGTGAAATCTCGTCTTTTAGACGAGGATGAGGGACAAAATCATTGCACCATTCTGAATTCGGTTGATGTCGTCGCGATTCCTGAACCCGGAAAATTCCGGATCATCTCTAAAGGAGATGGATTCCTCTACACAGCATTGCAACCTTTACAAGGTTTTATGCTTAGTTGTTGGAAACAGTGTTTCGCTTCTACAATGTTGCATGACGATCTTACCAGTTCTATTCAAAAGATACATGGTGAGACCGAGGATTTACCCTTATGGTGTTCTGTAGATTACGAGGCTGCCACTGATTTATTAAGAAAGGATGCGTCGCTTAAAGCCTTTTCAGGTTTACGCGATTCTCCTTACTTTTATCTCGGTTATTCCTCTCTACTATGCGGAAATGCTCACTATCCTGACGGTTCTTCCGTTCGCGTAGTTGAGGGTCAGTTAATGGGTCATCCGTTGTCTTTTCCACTACTTTGTTTAATTAACTTAGCAGTCTATTGGACAGCGATTGATCGTTGGGTTGAAGATGTCTCTTCTTGTGAAAGGAGAGACACCATCCGTTTGGCAGAAATTATGCGTCGAAACGTACTTGTCAATGGTGATGATATGCTTTTTAAGTGTACCAAGATCTTTCATGACAAATACTTTTTACCATGTTGTGTGGATGCTGGATTTAAGATTAGTGTTGGAAAACACTATCTATCTCCTTATTTTTGTATGATGAATTCTCAAACCTTCATTGAACGCTCTTTTAGGGGTGTTCGAAGAATGGTTAAGAGAACTTATCTTTCTCAAAAGGTGATAACTGGTATCTCTCTCAAAGGTGGTGAATCCGATTCTACTCCTCTTTTGGCCGCTCGCGACCTTAATAGGATGGTTCTTAACTTACCTTGGTCCGCATGTTGCGTTCCTCAGTGTTTGTCTAGATTCGAGAATCGTTGTTTCGGCAAATATTTTCGTCCTTGTTGGTATCTTCCAAGCCACCTTGGTGGTTTTGGTTTAGACCCTTCATTTGCACCCGAGGATTGGGTTAAAAACCTTTCCCGAGTGCAGAGGCGAATGGCTTCACAGTTTGTTTCAAGCCCTGAGTTACAGCTGTTTTCTCGTGAAGGATTTTCAATCCCTCTCGCGAAATTTGCTGGTACGGTCCTGAATCCCAAACTGGTGGTTGGAGAGTAT